AATAGTACCTAAAGTACCTATTGTTGACTCAATCAATGCTGCTAGAACTATCTTCAGCAACTGTTATTTTGATCGTGAAAACTGCCATCAAGGGCTAGAAGCGCTAAGACATTACAGGTATGAGGTCGATGCTGAGACTGGAATGTTTAGCAAAACGCCACTACACGATCAATATAGTCATGGTGCTGATGCTTTCAGGTATATAGGACTAATGATTAGTGAACCTAAGAAAGTCGTGAAGAAAGCGTCTCAAATTGTTCAATCTTCTTGGATGGGTTAATTATGGTAGATGATCTTGAATCTAGTGAACTGATAGCTGATGCCCAAGGTTTTTTACACTTGTGTGTAGAAGCCGATATGATGAACCGAACCGAAGCGCTTGAAGATTTAAGGTTTAGTGCTGGGGATCAATGGCCTGTTGAGATTCAAAACTCACGCACTTTAGAGTCTAGACCATGCCTAACTATCAACAAGATAGACGCATATTGCAGACAGGTAACTAACAACATTAGACAACAGCGCCCTAGAATTAAGGTTCATGGCGTTAATTCTGAGTCTGATGAGAAAATGGCAGACATTCTGACCGGCATTTGTAGGCACATCGAAGTCAACAGTGACGCTGACCAAGCCTACGATAACGCTGCAGACTATACAGTTCGCATGGGTTGGGGATTTATCAGGGTAAGCACAGACTATGTGCGTGAGGATTCCTTTGATCAGGAAATCTACATTAAGTCCATCATGAACCCCTTTACTGTCTATTTTGACCCTAATAGCATATTGCCTGATGGGTCAGACGCTGAAAAGGTATTGATTACTGAAGTCATCAGCAAAAAGCAGTTTGCAATGATGTACCCAGATGCTGACGAGGGCGTACAGTTTAATCAGCGGGGGGCTGGTGACACTAACGCTGAGTGGGTAATGAAAGAGGATATTCGGATTGCTGAATACTTCCACACAGTTAGAACGCCCACTAAGCTCTTATTGTTGGCTGATGGTAGTAAGGTATACAAAGATGAATATAAAGGCGATCCAGCCCTTGTAATTGACTCTAGAGACACAGTTAAGAAAGAAATACGCTGGGCAAAGCTCACAGGTATGCAAATCTTGGAAGAAGGCGTTTGGCCTGGTCGTTTTATCCCTATCATTCCTGTCTACGGACATCAGTTAATTGTTGAGAATAAGCGCAAAAAGTTTGGTCTAGTGCGTATGGCTAAAGACCCACAGCGTATGTACAATTTCTGGCAAACCTCCATGACAGAAAGTATTGCCCTAGCGCCCAAACCCAAGTGGTTACTGGCTGAAGGTCAAGATGAGGGGCATGAAAATGAGTGGGCACAAGCCAACGTCAAGTCTGCTCCAGTCCTAAGATACAAGCAAAAAGACATCGAGGGTGTACCAGCTCCTGTACCCACTAGGATACAACCCGAAGCACCCCCTGCCGGTATCATGGCTGCTAGTGCTGCTATATCCCAAGACTTGCAAGCGGTGATTGGGATTGTTGATCCTAACCAACAACCAACTGGCAACATCTCAGGCAAGGCATTGAATGGTCAGCAACAGCAAGTGGACATCACAAACTTCCACTTCTACGACAATTTGACCCGATCCATTAGACACATTGGGAAGATCATTCTTGATCTAGTGCCCAAAATCTACGATACAGAGCGTGTAATGCGTATTATTGGGGATGATGGCCAGCCTGACCTAGTTAAGCTCAACACGCCCGGAACAGACGAGTTTGGCATTCAAAAGATATTGAACGATGTGACTATCGGTGAGTACGATGTGGTCATGGACACAGGCCCAGGTTACAACTCCAAACGGCAAGAAGCAGTTACTGCCATGATGCCCTTGTTTGCTGCCGATCCAAATCTTATGCAAATGGCCGGTGATTTGTTTATTCGTAATATGGACTTCCCTGGTGCAAGCACAATTGCAGATAGACTGGCTGCAGCCAACCCAATGAGTCAAATTGACGAGAAATCTAAGATACCACCACAGGTTCAGATGCAATTGGCTATGTCTAAACAACAAGTCCAGCAGATGGGCCAACAGATTCAACAGTTACAAATGGCTATGAAACAACGCCAAGACATTGAGGGCGTTAAACAACAGGCAGAAACCCAGCGTGAACTCATGCGCCAGACTGCTAAAGCCCATAATACTGAATCTATGCTAGAAGCCAGAGTCCATGATGTGAATATGAGAGCTGTAACTAGCCAGAATAAGACAGAAATTGAGTCTATTATGGAGCTTTTAGTTCATCACATGGATACATCTAGGCTTGAAAAAGAAATTGCTGCTCGAAATGCTGAACAATATAGGTATGCAAAAGAATCAGTCACAGGTTTACAGCCTGGAGTGCAATAATTCCAACAGTAACAAGCAACATAATCAATAATTTGACAAATTAAACATTTTAGGCTACATTGCCTAACAAACGTACCTATACGTCTTATAGGGTAAATCCTTGGTAAAACCATGAGTGACAAAGAAGCGAGCCATGTGCTCACAAGTGAGAATTCAGGTGAATTTTACGCACAAAAACTAGGTTTAGCTAAAGAGGAGACTGTAGAAGCTGCAGAACCTACAGAGCCTACAAAGAGTGAACCAGAAGCGCAAGATGACCCAAGAGTTGCAGAAGAACCGAAGCCCAATAAGCTCGAAAAAAGATTTTCTGAGATAACTAAGCAACGTGAGATGGCACGAGCAGATGCTGATCGTGAGCGCCAAAGAGCTAGTGACTTAGAGAATAGGTTGAAGGAACTGGAATCCAGAACTGCCCCTAAAGCTACTTCTGACGAAGAACCAAGACCTGACCAATTCCAAGATGCGTTTGAGTACGCAAAGGCGTTGGCAGAGTTTTCAACTGATAGAGCATTAAAAGAGCGTGATAGGCAAGAAGCTGACCGCAAAGCGAATGACGAACGTGCCAAAACAATGGCAGAGTGGAACAAACGCCAAAGCGAAGTCAAGAAAGAATTGCCTGATTACGATGACATGATAGCGTCTAGCGAAGTCGTTGTGAGCGACCAAGTAAGAGATGCGATTTTCGAGAGTGACTTAGGCCCAAGAATCCTATATCACTTGGCTGAGAATCCTGAAGTGGCTGAAAAGCTCAGTAAGTTAACGTCAATTGGTGCTCTTAGAGAAATTGGGAAGATAGAGGCCAGGCTTGAGAAAGCCCCTCAAGAAGAAGTGAAAGCTGCGACTAAATCAAACGCACCGAAGCCAATTAGTCCTATTCGTGCGACTAGCGCTCCAAGTGAGGCCAACATTGACAGCAATGGTGAATTTCATGGAACGTACAAGCAATGGAAAGAAGCACGACTGGCTAAAAAGATTAGGTAAAGACTTTTTTATTTTCAAAGGAATGAATCATGGCAAATAATCTGCTTACGATATCTAAGATCACCAATGAAGCATTGATGGTTTTAGAAAATGAGTTGACGTTTACAAGCGAAACAACTAGAGACTACGATGATCAGTTTGCGGTCGTTGGTGCGAAAATTGGAAATACTGTAAATATTCGCAGGCCCGGACGCTTCGTTGGTACAGTAGGCCCGGCTTTGAATGTTGAAGACTTTAACGAAACGTCTGTACCTGTTACCTTAAGTACTCAATTTCATGTGGATACACAATTTTCCACTCAAGATTTAGCACTTTCGTTGGACATGTTTTCGGATCGAATTCTCAAACCGGCCGTGGCAGCCATAGCCAATCGTATAGACCGTGATGGCTTGTCAATGGCTAACTTGAACACAGCTAACATTGTCGGCACACCAGGCACACCTCCTACTGGTCTAATTACTTACCTAACAGGTCAAGCGTATTTGGACTCTGAAGGCGCACCTCGTGACGGCCGTAGATCATGTATTGTTGAGCCTTTCACAAGCGCAACAATTGTTGATTCACTCAAAGGTTTGTTTGTGCCCCAAGAGGCAATTGGTGAACAGTACCGCAAAGGTTTGATGGGCAGAGACAGCGGCGGGATGAATTGGCGACTTGATCAAAATGTGGTCTCGCAATCATTTGGTTTTTGGACTGGTTCTACAGCCGGATCAATTACTGTAAATGGTGCTAATCAAGGTTTGTCAAGTGGTTGGGCATCTAGCTCCACTATCAACATTACTGCTACTGCTACTGGCACATTGAACGCTGGTGACATTATCAATTTTGCTAGTGTGTATGGTGTTAACCCACAAAATCGTGCTGCATATGGTTCTAATAAGTTGCGTAACTTTGTTGTTAAATCAGCAGTTGCATTGACCAATGGAAACACAAGCGTGACAGTTAGCCCTGCTTTGATTTATGGCGGTCAATTCCAGAACGTCACAGCATCACCCGCAGCAAGCGCAGCAGTTACACCTTACAACATTGGTGTTTCTTCTAACTCAACATACTCACCACAAAATCTAATCATGCACCGCAACGCTTTTGCGTTGGCAATTTGTGATTTAGAGCTGCCAGAAGGTGTCCATTTCGCTGGTCGTGCAAGCGATAAAGAAATTGGACTTTCCATGAGAATCGTGAGGCAATATACTGTGAATAACGACAGTATTCCTACACGTTTGGATGTGCTGTATGGTTGGGCCCCACTCTATCCTGAGTTGGCTTGCCGTGTTGCTGCTTAATTAACTTAAAGGAGAATAAATTATGGCAAATCCAGGCCCAGCAACAACAGTTGCTAATCACCCCTCAAACCTAGCCACTAACCAGGCATTGCGTTTGATTGCGTCTGCTCAATCAGTAAACTTGTCTGCTGCTGGTGACACAGCAATGTCAATTTTAAATGTGAGCAAATTTGTACCTGTTAGCGTACTCATCACTAATGGCTTGAACTCTAGCGGTGCAACAACCACTATTGCTACAGCTACTGTTGGTGTGTACACAGGCACAGGCGCAACAGGTTCAACAGTATTGACTACCGCTGCTTTGACTAGCAACACAGGTGGCCCATATGTAACAACCTCTGCCGCAACAAATGCAGCAACTGCTATTTCTAATCCATCAACGATGTATGTCAATGTTGGAACTACGATTGCAGCAACTTGTGACGTATTCGTATATGGATACGATCTAACTTTCCTCCCATAAGGATTAGGAAAGTAGAAAGCCACTCTCACACAAAGGGGGTGGCTTTTTCGCATTTAAGATACAATTAATCAAAGGATTTAACTATGTCAAAAACTACCATTTGCCGTGGAAATGTACTTGCACACACAATTGCACAGCTCACACTTCCAAGCACAACTTTTTCAACCACAACAACTGAAGTAACTATTGCTTGCCCAGGTGTTAAGTCAACTGACAAGATTCAAGTTCAAGTGGACGCTGCAATGACTGTTGGTGTTGGTATTTGTAATGCTTACACCAATGCTGACAATGCAATTATTGTTCGTTTATTGAACTTGACTGGCGCATCTGTGACTCAAGCTGCTGCAGTTTTGTTGGTAAGCGTCAAAACTTGCGAAGACAGCCCAATTCCTAATGGTGTCGTGTAATGTCTAACACATCAGTTTATCGGATCGCAGGGCCAACCACGGCTATTTCTGTTACTACGTCTTCATCGACTGCCGTAACAGTAACACCTAGTGGCAACGATCAAATTAACTATGCTGGATTTTTGAATCTAAGTTCAAACGTAGTTGCTGTGACCATCACGCCTACATCAGCCCCTGCTGCTGTTTTGCCTGTATCTGGTACACCTAGCACATCGTTTGTTCTTGGAGTTACTATGAGCGCCCCTATGGTGGTTGCAGTACCTCCTAATTCATTTTCAGTTACCACAATTGGTTCAAGTACAAGCACCTTGTACGTCACGCCAATGTCTGATCAATCTTGATCTAAAGGGGGCTAAACACCCCCTCTTTTTTGGGTATAAATATGGCAACAAGTAATAATGTTGGGATTACACAAACAACGAACATATTGCCTGTCCAGGCTTTATACGACCCCACTACTCTAGCGTTTGTCACGTTTATTGGCCCAGCGGGTTTGCCTTTTACTAGTGCTGCCGGTGGTGTATCTAGCGTTCAAGTGTCAGGTGGCACTACAGGACTCACTACGTCAGGTGGCCCGATTGTTTCAAGTGGAACAATTACATTGGGTGGCACATTAGCAGTTGGTTCTGGTGGAACTGGCGCTACCACTAACGCAGGGGCATTGACCAATCTTTTGCCTAGCCAATCAGGAAATGCCGGTTATTTCCTAAAAACTGATGGAACTAACGTCACTTGGGCGCAGGGCGGTTCAGGGTTGACGATTGTTACTGACAACACAACCAACGCATCACGCTATTTAGCATTCACAAGCGCTACTAGCGGTGTGATTACTACTGAAAACGTCAGCACAGGCTTGACATTCAATCCATCGAGCAACACGCTCACCACAACAACATTTGTAGGCGCTTTAACTGGTAATGCGTCTACTGCGACAACAGCTACCACGGCCACTAACCTGGCAGGTGGAGCTTCAGGTTCTTTGCCTTATCAATCAGCATCAGGCGTAACGACATTCTTGGCGGCTGGGTCTAATGGCCAATATCTAGTGTTATCTGGTGGCGTACCATCTTGGGGTACTATCAGCACAGTATCATCTTTTAGTGGTGGAACAACAGGACTGACTCCAAATACGGCCACTACAGGGGCTGTAACCCTTGCTGGAACGCTTGCGGTCGCTAATGGAGGTACAGGTGTTACATCTAGTTCTGGGTCTTCTAGCGTGGTTTTAAGAGACACCAATGCTAACGCTACGGCTAACATTTTTTACTCTGGGTTTACAAATACTGCAGCAGCGGGCACAACAACCACATTATTGGCTAGTTCTACCCCTAATTATGTAGTCACAGGGTCAGGCGGTCAAACATTTAAATTGCCTGATGCTACGACTTTAAGCGCAGGGATTATTTATACATTCAACAATAACCAAACTAGCGGTGCTATTACTGTTAACAATAATTCAGGAACATTGATTGTTTCTGTGCCAAGTGGCGGGTTTGTAACCTTAACTTTGTTGACAAATAGTACGGCAGCGGGTACTTGGGACTACCATTTTGGCGTACCAGCTAACGCTTCTTGGTCTACAAATACCCTAAATTGGGCTGGATCAATCACCAATACAACTTGGAATGGCGTTGCAATCGGCGCTATTTATGGGGGTACTAGTCAAACTACCTATACAACTGGTGATACTTTATACGCATCAGCATCCAATACTCTGAGTAAATTAGCAATTGGGTCTACAAACCAAGTTTTAACTGTTTCTGGTGGTGTACCCACTTGGGCTAACGTGCAATCAGCAACAACAATAACTGATGACACAAGCACAGCAAGCACACGTTATATCAACTTCACAAGTGCTACTTCAGGCAGTTTAAGCACAATTTACACAAGCTCAACCAAGCTACAGTACACACCTAGCACAGGAACACTAACTACCACTGCTTTTAGTGGTTCTGGAGCTTCTCTAACGTCTTTAAACGCATCAAATATTAGTAGTGGTACAGTAGGCACAAGCTACATTTCAGGGTCTTACACAGGCATTACAGGAGTTGGAACACTAACTGCTGGTACTTGGACTGCAAGCCTGATAGGAGCAACTTATGGTGGAACTGGAGTAAATAATGGTTCAAACACCATTACTTTGGGTGGATCGTTTACCACTTCAGGAGCATTTACCACTACGCTGACAGTCACAGCAAACACTAACGTCACATTGCCTACTACTGGGACTTTGGCTACATTGGCTGGTAGTGAGACTTTTACCAACAAAACGCTGACCAATCCCACAATTACAGCATACTTAGAAACTGCCCCAGCTCTTGCTAACTCAAGCACAGCAGTTACCCTATCATTGTCTTCAGGAACTGTTTTAAGTTATACGCTGACTGGTAACTGTACGTTTACCATGCCAACTGCAACAAGTGGCACATCGTTTATCTTAAAAGTCATTCAAGATGGCACAGGGTCAAGAACTGCTACGTTTACTGGGGTCAAGTGGCCGGGGGGCACAGCACCTACAATTACCACAACTGCATCCACAGGCTTAGACATATTGTCATTTGTATGTATTAATTCTGTTTGGTATGGCACTTACGCACAGGCGTTTGCATAATATGTTTGGAGCATTAGACTTTTTCTTTACTGGGGCTAAAAAGCCAGTTGTTACTATTTCTGCTAATTATTTGGTAGTGGCTGGTGGTGGTGCTGGCTACACACAAAATGCTACAGGTGGTGGTGGAGCTGGTGGATATTTAACGAACACATTAATTGCATCGCTTAATATTGCTTATACAGTTACAGTAGGTGCTGGAGGTTCAGCAAGTTCACCTACTACTGGATCAGATTCATATTTTTCCACTATACATTCATATGGTGGAGGTGGTGGATCAAATAGTGGTAATGGGGGAAATGGTGGATCAGGTGGTGGTGGATATGCTGGTGGAATTTACTCAGGTGGCATAGCTACACCATCAGGCCAAGGAAATAATGGTGGCTCAAGTTCAAACGTATTTGTCACATCAGGCGGTGGAGGCGGTGCGGGAGCTGTTGGTGGTAATGGAAGCATTATAAGTACACAATGTGGTAATGGTGGAGCTGGTCTTGCCAATAGCATTACAGGTTCTAGTGTTTATTATGCTGGTGGTGGGGGTGGTGGACAACATAGCGGAAATACTTTGGGAGTTGGTGGTCAAGGTGGTACTGGAGGTGGAGGTAATGGCGGTGGGTATGGTGGAGTTGGCACATCAACATCTGGAACTGCTAATACTGGAGGTGGTGGCGGTGGCGCACAAGGTGGTAATGCTGGTGGCAATGGTGGTTCTGGTGTAGTCATTATTTCTATTCCCAAAGCATACATTGCTACATTCTCTGCTGGTGTAACTTATACAGGTGCAGTAGTAGGTGCTAATCGTGTTTATACAGTTACTGCTACTTCAACAACATCTGAGACAGTTACGTTTAATATTGCCTCAACATTAAGTGCAATTTATTTGCTGGTGGCTGGTGGTGGTGGCGGTGGATGTCTTTATGAACCAGGTGGTGGTGGTGCTGGAGGTTATCTAGCAAGCACATTATCATTATCTTTTAGCACTGCTTATACACTAACAGTTGGTGCTGGTGGAGCTGGATCAACAGATATACCTAATGGAGTAACTGGGAATAATTCAGTTTTTAGTTCAATTACTGCTTATGGTGGAGGTGGCGGTGGTGGCAATGCAACTCCAACAGGAAGCAATGGTGGTTCTGGAGGTGGAGGTGGAGGAGCTGGTGGGGCAAGTGGTGGAACTGCAACCCCATCAGGTCAAGGAAATAATGGAGGAACTTCAGGTGCTGGAGGTACTCAAAAGCCGGGAGGTGGAGGAGGAGGTTCAGGTTCAGTAGGTGGTAATGGACAAAACAATGTTGCTTATGATGCTAATGGTTTAGCTGGTAATGGTGGTAGTGGAACTGCAAACTCTATAACTGGTTCTTCTCTTTATTATGCCGCTGGTGGTGGTGGTGGTTGTTTCAATGGAACACCTTCAAGTGGTGGTTCTGGCATTGGTGGTAATGGTGGTGTTCTTGGATATAACACTACTAGAGTTAATGGAACATCAGGGTCTACAAATACAGGTTCTGGTGGAGGTGGGGGAGAACGATCTGGAACAACTGCTGGCTCTGGTGGTTCAGGTGTTGCTATTATTAAAGTTCCATCTGGTATTGGTGCAACATTCTCTGGTGGTGTTACATACACAACTATTACTTCAGTATCTGGTTACACAATTTATTCAGTTACTGCAACATCAACAACGTCAGAAACTGTGACATTCAGTTAAGGAAAAACATGGCACACTTTGCTAAATTAGATGAAAACAACGTAGTAGTATTTGTCACTGTCGGCAGAGATGAAGACAACGGCAAAGAAGCGGAATTGTCTGCTCGCACTGGTGACGTATACAAACAAACCAGTTACAACACAAACGGAGGTGTACACAATTTAGGTGGCACTCCATTTCGTAAAAATTACGCTGGCCTTGGATACACCTATGACGCTGGTCGAGATGCTTTCATTCCTCCCAAACCTTACGCATCTTGGGTCTTAAACGAATCCACTTGTTTGTGGGATGCCCCAATGCCCTATCCAACAGACTTAGGAACACCAGACGTACCCAAGCGTTACACATGGAATGAAGAATCTAAAACATGGGACTTGGTTGCATGAATTTTAAAATAATCTCAATCGAGACTGATGGGGACTTGATCACCCATGCTGAGTTTTTTGTTTCTTTAACTGATGGCACAAACACAGTTGAGCAACAAGGAACACATCAGTTTGCCAATCCTGTAATGAAAACGCCCTTAAATGAGGTAAAAGAACAGAATATTATTGATTGGATTATTCAAGAAACTACCCAAGATAACGTAAATATCATACAATCCAACTTAGAAAAACAGCTAGTGCAAGTAGAAAAAACTGCTTTGCCTTGGGTTTTCAACACTTTTAAACCTTTTGGTGGATAAAGATGACACAACCCATAGACATCATTAGCAGAGCTTTAAAAGATATTGGCGCTTTAGAAGCTGGCGAAATACCCACGCCAGAAGCAGCACAAGACGCATTTGATATGCTGCAAGATATGTTAGATCAATGGTCTAACGAATCTATGATGGTGTTTTACAAGACAGAAATAGTATTTAACGTAACACCTGGACAAGTACAATACTCAATAGGGCCTACAGGCACGATTCAAGCCAACTTTGTAGGGTCAATCACTGGTAATGTGCTCACAGTCACATCCATCAATAGTGGCGCTGTGTCCATGAACATGGTTTTGAGTGGAACTGGCATTACACCTGGCACTACGATTGTAGGTTTTGGCACAGGTGCTGGTGGTCAAATCTTGGAAGCGGGCACTTACTTACTAAATGTAAGCCAAACTGTCGCATCCACTACTATTGTGGGCTATTACAAGCGCCCACTTACGTTAAATAGTGCTTTTGTTCGTGTTAATACAACTTCTAATGGCGTAGCAATAACAGGCGGTGGTCTAGATTACCCTGTTTCTGTGTTAAACGTAGAAGAATACGAAATGATTGGTTTAAAGAGCTTGAATGGCCCTTGGCCTAAAGCAGTTTACTATCAGCCTACTGAAATTTTGGGCAATATCTTCTTATGGCCTAACCCGGCACAAGGTGAAGTTCATCTGTTTGCTGATAACATTTTTACTAGAAACACATCGCTGTATGACGTTATGGCACTCCCAGAGGGCTATAACATGGCTCTGCGATGGTGTTTAGCCGAAAGACTCATGCCAATGTACGGCAAAGCCAGTCCGGTTCAAATCGGGATGATTCAAAGTTACGCTGCCCAAGGCAAGAGTACGATTAAGCGTACGAATATGCGACCTGTCCAATTGGCACGTTATGACAATGTACTCACATCCACTAAGACTAGAGATGCTGGGTTTATCCTACATGGGGGCTTCATCTAATGGCATCAACAACTTTTATTGACGGCACAACAGTTATTAGGGCTTCATGGCTCAATGACGTTAACAATTTTGTTTACAATGGTTCTGGCAGCACTTTGCAAGCAGTTACTAACTATGGCAACACCACTACAAATACTTGTTTGTTTGGTGTAGTTGGTGGCGTGGGTACTGGTATTGGTTACCAAATTAACTCTCCCACAGGAACAACTGTTTATGGGATAGCAACTAGCGCCAATTACATTGGTATGCAAAGCAACAATGGTGGTTCAACACCATATTCTGTTTTATTGTCAGGTGCTGCCTTTTTGCCGTACTCTAATGGCTCATCTTCCAATAGTGGTATTGCTTTGGGTGCTCCATCTTCACAATGGTCAAGTTTAGGTGTTGCAGGTAGCTTTTACTGGAGCACCTACACAATCCCAGCCCCATCAGGTTCTACAGGCAA